GAAGTAACTGATGCTTAATTTCACTAACTTAATGAACGCGGTAGGCGGGGATGACTTTGAAGAGCGCCCCGTCGATATTCGCACGTTCGTTACCAGTCCTGAATATCTAAATATGGCTAAGTCTCCACTATCTGATTATCAGTATGCTTTGGTGGAGGCTTCTAGCCAAATCTATTTCTTGCACACTCTGCAAAGCCTTTATGGAGAAGAGGAAGGGCTAAAGCGCTGGAAGGCGACGGTACGCGAGGTAATTGCACAACTAGGAAAGGGTTCCGGTAAGGACTTCCTTTCAACTATTGCTTGTGCTTACATCGTGTACCTTTTGCTATGTCTACGTGACCCTGCTGAATACTACAACAAGCCTGCCGGTGACTCAATTGATATTATCAACATCGCTATCAACGCACAACAGGCAAACAACGTCTTCTTCAAGAACTTTGCTATTCGTATCGAAAAGTCTCCATGGTTTGAGGGACGGTATGAAAAGAAGGCGGGACATATGGCCTTTGATAAGAACATCAACGTATACTCAGGTCACTCAGAGCGAGAGGCTTGGGAGGGTTATAACGTTATCTACGTTGTTCTTGACGAGATTAGTGGTTTTGCACTAGACACCAACACCGGTAACGAGCATGGAAAGACTGCTCAGGCAGTTTATGATATGTACGCTGCATCGGTGACTTCACGTTTTCCAGATGTTGGTAAGTTGGTTTTGCTTTCCTTCCCTCGATTCAAGGACGACTTTATCCAGAAGCGTTACAAGGAGGCGGTAGAGGGAAACCCACACGCCGAACCTCCTACATATGGAGAAAAGATCACTGTTGACCGTGAACACACATTCTCTATTCACGATGACTTGCCACCGGGCACGCCGGGTAACGAGTTCAAGATCAAATGGGAAGAAGACCATATCATTAGATACGCAGAGCCAAGAGTGTTTGCTCTAAAGCGTCCTTCATGGGAGGTTAACCCAACCAAGAAGATTGAGAACTATATGGAAGCCTTCTTGAAGAATCCAGTGGATGCGCTTTCACGTTTTGCCTGCATGCCGCCCGAGGCAGTTGACGCATTCTTCAAGGACCGCGAAGCAATGGAAAATGCATTCAGAGGTCACAACGGTATTGACGATGAAAACAGATTCGAAGAATGGTTCAAGCCACAAGATGATAAGCGATACTACATTCACGTTGACCTTGCTCAGAAGGTTGACCGATGTGTTGTTACCATGGCTCACGTAGCGAAGTGGGAGCAACGAAACATCGGAGGCTCGTTGACCGAACCGGCACCGCAGGTAGTTGTAGACGTTGTACGCTGGTGGACACCGACCAAAGAAAAGACAGTGGACTTCACGGAGGTCCGCGAATTTATCCTCTCTCTACAGCGCCGTGGATTTGATATCGCGCTGGTCACCTTCGACCGTTGGAACTCAAACGACATGAAGAACGAACTAAGAAGAGCCGGATTGAATTCTGAGATTCTTTCTGTAGCAAAGAAGCACTATACAGACATGGCAATGATGGTTCACGAGGGAAGACTTTCGGCACCACACAATGATCTATTTGTGGACGAGTTGCTTGCCCTGAGGGTAACCAAGGCGGACAAGATCGATCACTCACGTAGCGGAACAAAGGACTTTTCCGACTCCATTTGTGGAGCGATCTTTAACGCTATTACGCATACACCAAGACCAGACTTGGCAGAGATTGAAGTAAAGACTTTGAGTATGTTAAGACAAGAGAACAAGGCTACCGAAGAAGCGAAGGAAAATCAAGTGGCTCCTATCCGTGCTCCCAAGCGTGAAGACATGCCTGCTGACTTGGCTAGTTTTATCTCCGGTTGGAAAGTTCTTGGGAGTGGGTCTTGACAAGGCCGGTATGGAGGACTAGAATGAATATAGAATATGTTTTAACAAGAAGTAGTGAAGTACATAGTAATTGTGAATGTTCAGTAAAGCACATTCCAAACCCTATGAAACTTGCAAAGATTAATGTCGAAGGCGACGAGATTTATCTATGTCCGAGCGCCCTGTTCAACCTACAGGATTTGCTCTGGGAGTACCACTTGACCAAGGGTATACCGGCTGGTAGTGTGACAAAACACTACGGCAAGTACATACGTGATCTTGCTGCTCAAATATACAACTAAGGAGGGGACATGACAGTAATCGAACAAGGTAGCAAGATACAGTTTGATCGTGAGGCTGCAATTGAAGCATTGATTGAGCGCGATGGTTACAAGTGTCAGTACCCCGGTTGTAGACTGCCATTTGACCCAGACCCAGAGAGTCGCTATGGTAGAAGCCTTGACCACATCTACCCACAGGTAAAGGCCAAGGCTGCTGGTTGGACATTTGAGCAAATTTGGGCACTGGATAACCTACAGTTGATGCACCGAATTTGTAACTCTAGAAAGTCTGACCTAGAGTACGATGAAAATGGTAATCTTCCTTCTCTTGGAAGACCAAAGGCAGTTAAGGGTCCAAGACCTGAGTGGTGTGATCTTTGTGATAATGGTAGGGCTCTTTACCCCGGCGAGGAATGTCCAGAGTGTTTCTCTGGTCCTCAGCCTGTTAACTGGCCTGCTACCTTGCAGAGAACACCAAAGGAATGTGACCATAGCACATATCACTGTTGGTTCTGTACCGTTGACACTCCCGAACTACGAGTGCCAGCAATACAACGCATAGCATTCGGATAAGGAGAGTTAAAATGGATAACGACGAGTACGCACTTGATGAGAGAACTCTAGAGGCCCTGTCATCCGTCATGAAGCACAAGGTTATTGATGGCGAGGTTTACGTAGCAGTTGAAGGCATTCAGGGAATGATTCAGATTTATGCCGAGGAAGTTGCACGTGCCGCCATGAATGGAGAAACCTGTCTTCACGGTGTTGACATGGGCGGCAGCATTCTAGAGAATCTAGATAACATCATGGACTACTGTCTCTATGTCCGAGCCGGTGACGTTGTGCCCGATATCATCCCCGATGATATAATGGATGTATGAGCATTTGGAAGGGTGTCTTTTCACCAACATTGACGAAGCACGTTGTGTCCGTACGTTTTATTTCTGTTGCTAATATGAAGCAGGAAGATTGGGACGTATTGGATTATGACGTGCTTCGTCCTTCCGCTCGTGTAAATCTAGATCAATCAATCCTTGACGGTAGTGTTCAAGGATTCTTTGTTGTAGATATTGATATGCATAAGGCCAGTAGGCCGCACGGTGGAAAGCAACGCTATTTCTACCCCGCCCTAAAGGGTCAAAGCAAAAACCCAGACCCCTCAGACTTTCAGCAATACGATAGATTCGATAATAAGGTTGACCAAGACCTAGTTGACACGACACCTAGCGAGAGGCTAGGCTATCTGTTGTTTATGTTGAAGTCTCTTTCTCCTGACGCTCAGGTTCAGGTAATGAGCAGAATTAATCGAGAACTACCTCCTGATGTTGAAGAGGTAGATGTAGAGTTCTTCCAAACTCTAAAGGCCCGTGACGCTGCTCTACTAATGGCAATCAACCTGTTTCTAATCGGAAACTCAGCCAGAGCAAGATCGATCTTGAAGGCTGTTGACATTCTAGACGATGAACTGTACGCTCTGTTTAACGACGACGAACCTTCTGAGTAAGGAGTAAACTGTGGAGTACCACAAGATTAACGCGCCATTTAAGCGCGACAAAAAGGGTGTCATGCTCCATGGTGATTGGTGCATGGAAGAGTTGTACTACTTGTCCAACCTAGAGTGGGAGTTTACCGAAAAGGTAGACGGCACTAACATTCGTATTTATATTGAGCGCATCGATGACACACTCTACTTCGAAATTGAGGGTCGTACAGATAACGCTCAAATCCCGAAGCCACTCGTTGAGGCTCTTAACGGTATCTTCGGAGGAACCGGAAGGGTGTTCTCTAATACTCCTAACAACCGTCACCCTCTGACAGATAAGATTGGTCTTATCATGATTGAGCGTGATATTGATTTCATGACCATCTATGGTGAGGGTTATGGTCCGAAGATCAATGGCGGCGGTAAGTATGCAGATACTCCCAACTTCGTTGTTTTCGATATCAAGGTTGGCGACTTCTGGTTGCTAAGAAAAGATGTTGATGACTTCTGTGCCAAGGTTGGTCTAGAGTCTGTTCCTGTGCTTGGGCGTGGTATCTTGCACAGTGGATTTGAACTTGTAAGGACTGGACAGTTGCGTACTCTTTCGGGAGGAAAGATCAAGCATGTCCTTGACACTCCCACCGGTCCTGCTCTACGCTCTATGTGGGGCGAGTTTGAGGCAGAGGGTGTAATCGCTGTTCCAGTAATTCCTCTCTTCGACCGCGCCGGTAGGCGAATCATTACCAAGATCAAGGCAAAGGACTTTAGACGATGATTACATTCCTTCTTATTATGGGTATCTGGGTTCTTCCCCTGTGGTTCCTCTTCCGTCTCTGGTATTTCACCAATAAGTACAGTCATGGATATGCTGAGTTTGATGGACAGTCAAAGGCTTTCTCAGCCTTCCTTGTCCTTGTTGTTTCTTGGATCGGGTTCTTCATGTCTGCCGGTATTGTTGGTAGCCGTAAGGAACACATGGCACGGACTTTCTTTATTCCCGTTCGTGAGAACTCCATGGCTGCAAAGATTTTCTGGTTCAAGGTTCGCATTGCCCTTCTTCGTCTTCTTCTCATCAAGGAGTAATAATGGAAACGTTTCTCATTATCCTGCTCGTTTGGCTGATTCCTGCGTGGTTTAGCATTCGGCTTAATCTTATTGCTCATGCAAAACGTGGTCTCGACACTCTTGATACTTTCATGATCTTCCTGTTTGTTCCGGTGGGATCATGGATTGGTCTTTTTGTCTGCATGGCCTGTTCTGAGGGCGATCAGGTTCGACAGACTTTCTTTATTCCTAAGAAGAAGGATCGGTCGGTGCAGAGTAAAATCTTCTGGCATAATGTCAGGGCCAAGTTCTTCCGACTCTTTCTCGTCAAGGAGGTTCAATGACAGTATTCTTCACAAGTGACACGCATTTCAGTCACAAGAACATTCTCCATCTTGGAGACGGTCGTCCATTCAACGATATCGACCACCACAACACAATCATAAGACTTAACTGGCATGAGACCGTTACGGCTGATGATATGGTTATTCATCTAGGTGATGTTGCAATGGGTCCGTGGCCTGACGGTCTGCGATGCCTTGACGGACTTCCCGGTTTTAAGGTTCTTGTGCCCGGTAATCATGACCGTGTATCATCGCTAGAGTCTCAGGCTCGTCGTGACCGATTCATGGACGACTACCTAGAGGTTTTTGATGAGGTCTGGAACGAGGTAGAGCAGTTCGCTATTCAGGGCCAGATGTTCGTCCTCTCTCACTACCCATACAATGGCGACCACACGCCTGTTGATAGGCACAGTAAATTGCGCCCGACAGATCAGGGCGTGCCGCTAATTCATGGGCACACTCACCAGCAGGAGCAAATCACTTACTCTAGCAAGGGTACAAAGATGCTCTCTGTTGGTGTGGACGCTAATGATTTCACGCCGGTACACGAGGACGAAATCATTAGGCGTTGGAGAGAGCCTAGGTTCGTACTTGACAAGGACGGTAATTAATGGGATATAATACAAGATTCAAGGCCGGTGTAAGTGGCGAGGGTCCAGTCTTAGAGCGTTTTTATAGAGACGCTGAAAACGATAAGAGATTTGGAGACTATGACGTTCCGCTGTCTGACTTCAACAGTCAATACTATGTATTCGACGGTAAAGAGTGTAAGTGGTACTCTTGGAACGATGACCTTAAAGGGCTTTCAAAGGAATATCCCAACCTCCTTTTCACTCTTGAAGGTGAGGGTGAAGAGCCGGGAGATTTGTGGAAGGCTTGGGCAAGAAACGGCAAGTCTGTTACAGTCGATGCAAAGATCACTTATCCAGAGCCGGACTTAGACAAAGTTTTGCCTATTGACAATACTGTTGTAGAAAAGGAGCGTCAGAAGAAGGTCGAAGAGATTCGTTCAAAGATCAATGCTCTTCAACTAGAACTTGACAGGTACGTTTAAGGCCCCTTATACTAGATAACGAGTCCACTCACTCATTACCGGGCGCGGTATAAAACACGCAATGCGAGTGTCGTATAGTGGTTATTACCTCTGACTTCCAATCAGACGACGCCAGTTCGATTCTGGTCACTCGCTCCATTCCCTTGTAGTTTAATGGTAAAACGCACGGCTCTGACCCGTTCGATTTTGGTTCGAATCCAGACGAGGGAGCGTAAGTAACTACTAACACAAAGGAATAGACACTTGAAGAAGATTAGAATTTCACTTGCTGCGATGTTTGCAGTAGTTGTAATGGCATTGGTCCCTATCAACAGCGCTGCTGCGGTGGGCGATTGGGTAGTAAACATGAGCAACTCAAATGGCAAGGTCATTTTGAAGAATGACTCATTACCACTGGTCGATCTTTGGCCCGGTCAAATGTCTACTCAGAAGCCTTATGTCGCCTATGATGTAGATTACTTCTGGGTGCCCGGTGGGTGTGACGCAAGAAACTACGATACTGGTTATGTTTACCCCGGTGACAGATGGTATGGTCCTCTTCCCGGTAGCGCAAAACTAAGGCTCACTGTTATCTGCTGAAAACCCGGTAGGGAAAAGGGTCTTGACACTTGGCAAGGCAAGGCATAAAGTATGATGAAGAGGTCAGCAAAACAGTTCGAAAGAATGTTTGGACCGCCTCTTGACTAGATGAAGTGAGTGCTGATAGTCTAGTTAAAACTTCCCGGTTACGGGGTGCGTTGTGGTAGTTGAGGAAGAGTACGCCGAAATGCTAGCATATTCGGAGACGCAGGTTCGAGTCCTGCCTACGCACAAGGTTGCTAACCTTAAATAGCAAGGTCTTGACAGTCAGATTAAGGTCTGATAAGATGGACAAACATGCCGATGAAGGCTAATGGCAGGCCGCTAGATTTTCACTCTAGTGCGAGCGGGTTCGATCCCCGTCATCGGTACGCATATAACAAAACATAGGGACGAGCGTAGGTTGAGTCACAAAGCCTCCAAAACTTTAGTGCGATGGGTTCGAATCCCTCCGTCCCTGCTCATAAACTAAATAGCGAAATGAAACAAGCATGCTCTTGGTGACTGTTGGATTGTGTCGCTTGATTGTCAGTCAAGTATGAAGCGGGTTCGATTCCCGTCAGGAGCGCGTTGAGAAGAGGAACAAATG